CTACATTTCCATATGATTTTTTTGGTTGAGTTCGTAATTTGGAATCTCTCCCTTGTTTAATACTTTCTCTTCTAGCAGGACCATATGCTGTTACATCTCGTGTTTTTCTTTTAGGCTTTCTAAAAAAAGTTCTTTTAAATTCTTTTATACTTTTATCTTTTAAATTTTTAACTCTATTAACTATACTAGAAACTGTAGACTTATCCATTTTTTTTAATTTAGATATAACTTTAGGTCCTAGTCTTGCAGCTAAGCTAGCTGTTATTACTACTCCTGCAATAATTATTGGTGGCATTTATTTTACTCCACAGTTGGGAACTGATTTCAGTTCAGTTGAAAAAGATTCTCCTTGAGGATATGTTTCATCTACTACAGCTTCTATTTTTCCATGTACTTGTGGTCCTTTACGAGCTGCTCCAAATCCTTGTCCTGTAGGTTTACCGTTAATAGATTCTAAATTTACAGGCGTACCTATTAATATATCTTTTACATTTCTATTAGCCATATCTTTTTATCCTTCTATTCTTTTTTTTATTTTTATTAATTGCTATTGCTATAGCTTGTTTTCTACTTTTAACTCTAGGATTACCTTGTTTAAATGCTCTTAATTCTTTTTGTATAGCACTTCTATTTATAGCCATTATTCATAATTTCCTTTACTTAAATATCTTCTACCACCACCACCTTTAGGTATTGAAGTTTTTTTAGATTTCCATTTATTTTTATTTACTTTTTCATTTCTTGGTTTATATGCTTTTGCTTCTGCATATTGTGCTGGTTTTTCTATAGATGGAATATTAAGTATATTTATATCATCAATCATAAAATTTAGATACCAATTTAGAACCTATAAGATTTTTACCTGACCCTCTTCTAGCTTTTACTATACCACCCTTTTTAAAACCAGCACCTAAAAAAGGAACTTCATCATATAAAGAATTAACAAGATTTGCACCTTGATATATTCTATATGTTATTTTATCTTTT